GCGGCCTTCCAAAGAGAAATATATTTACATCAGCATACATATAAAACTAGTTTAGAAAAATTAAAACAATTTTGTTTAGAGCGTAGTGTTAATTTTGTTGAATTGCCTATTCCTTATTTATTCAATTTATTTAAGAACGATGCTGATGAAGCATTTATTTTATATAAGCGTGATTTTAATAAAAATTACGATAATTTTTAAGTTTATTTTAATTTAAGTCCATAATGTAACGTTATAATTCTATGTAGGCGTAGAAGCGAATTATTATGGCAATTTTTTAGCCTATCGACCATCAATAGTAATATGATGGTTTCAAATCATTTTTACTGCTTCAAATAATAAAACAGATAATAATAATAATAATAATGACATGACCGAAACAACGCCTTCCTCAACAGTAACTCAATCTTACCCTAATAACTTAGATAGCGATAATTTAATAGATATTAATTTTTCTCCTTTGTCTGATACTAAAATAAATTCATCATTTGTGAATAAGAATTCTATAGGTACATATACTCAAGGTTCAGCATCTACCCTTCAAACTAGAGCTGTAGCATCACAAAATAGAATGTTTAATGAATATCCTCCAACGCATATGCCTGATTCTATGAAAATGGATACAACCCCTTGGGTTCGTAGACCCTTTTTCGTAGGTACAGTATCTTGGCCTTCAACAGCCGCTCGTTTTTCTTCTTTAACTCTTCCAATTAGCCGTCTTCCTCGAGATGTTTTTAATAGTAATCCTTCTTTACAAGCAATTGTTAAGAATGCAGCTTTATATCGCATGAAAATGTGTTTAAATATATCGTGTACAGGAACCTTAGTACATCAAGGAACATTAATAGCAGCAGTTGTACCCCCCATGAACAGTAATACAGTAAATTTTTCTAGCGATAGTGGACGACGTATTAACACTATGTTGTCTGGTCCTCATGCTTTCATTGCCGCAAATGAAGCCTCTAGTGTTTGTATAGAAGTTCCTTTTTATTGTAATAGCGATTTAGATATTTTAGATACATCACCTTTTACTGGTAACTGGAATGTTTCCGGTAATGGTGTTCCTCCAAGTCACGTAGCAAATTTAGGTATAGTAGTTTTAAATCCGTTAGTGCCTTCCACAGGTGCAAGTACCACTTTAACTTTAGTAATAGAAGCAGTTTTTGAAGAATTAGAATTATATGTTCCTAGTCCAAAATTAGTGGGCTGGGCAACTGCCCCTCCTACAACTTTTGAAGGTCAAAGCTTTTTCGCAACCGCAGCAACTAAAATGGCAGATCATACTTCCTCTTATGCCAAATCCGTAACTAGTGA